ACCATTTGCGCCGTACATCAATTTGTTCGCGCAAAAGAAGGTGAAGGAAGCGATTCAGCGCCTTGGGAAGGCGTTGCCTTGTCATGTCGTCGCGGTGAGCGGGTCTATCGTTACAGTAGCCTTCGACATCGACAGCGGGTTCACCCTTCCGCAGGTCACCATGCCGATGTTCGGGCCGGAGTGGATACGCTACCCCACGCAGGTCGGGGACCGTGGAATTACGATATCAGCGGACACCTACATCGGCGGGGTGAGTGCTCTCGGAGGCGGGACGGCTGACTTGACGCTACGGGCGAATCTCTCGACCCTGGTGTGGCTCCCTATCGCGAGTAAGAACTGGTCACCCACGGACGATTCACAAGCCGTGGTGATCTACGGTCCCAACGGCGGCATCCTTCGGACCCGCGATAAGAACCACACGGTGACCGTTAACGAGAACGGCATCACCGTTGTATCGAGCGTGAATGTCAAGGTCACAGCGCCCGAGGTGAACGTTCACGCGCCGCTCTCGGGGGGACTATCGAAGTTGACGTTGGATGCGAATGGAACCGGCTTCGTGATCGATGGAGCGGCGGGAACGATTGACACTTATTCGTCCGGCGGAACTGGACACCCACCACACCCGCCGGAGGTCCCGACATGAGGACTTATGGCCGGGTTGTTCCCAACATTCTCTTCCCAAACGTGAAGCAGTGGGTGGAGGTCGATACGTCACCGGACGGCTTCAATGATATGGTATACGTGACTACGCTTATCCAGGTCTTGAAACTCAACCTCGGGGAATCGCCGTTCTATGCTAACTATGGGATACCTGCGAAGCCAACCATAGTGACGCAAGTCGCGCCGGACTTCTATGTGGCGCGGACGCAGCAGCAATTCGCCGGCTTCTTCGCCTCGCTCACTATCGCGCGGGTCCCGGCACCGGTCGGGTTCCCGCGGGACACGCCCACCTATAACGTCGCCGTGACAACCCATTTCGGGGTCAAACTCTCAGCAACGGTTCCGATAGCCTCATGAGCGATCTTCCAACAGTCATCGGGCCGGCTGGATTAGTTCCAACGCCTCCGGCGACGATACTCAGCAACCTCATCCTCATGGTGAGCGCGACCAACCCGGGGTACACTGCTAACCTCCCGGGCTCCCTTATTGAAGATATCTCTTCGACCGACGTGGCTGGCATCGTCCTATGTGATCAGGCGCGCGTCGAGCTAGTGAATTCGCTCACACCATATGCGGCGAATGTCTGGTTATTGACGCAACTTGGGAACGTCTATGGAGTGACGCCGGGCCTTCCCTCGAACACGTCGGTGTTTGTTCAGTTCTCTGGCCCAGTGGGTTACTCGATAGCCCAGGGCTTCACCGTCTCAGACGGGCAATTCCAATACATCGTCCAGGACGGCGGGGTCATTGGAGCCGGAGGCGTCTCGCCTTCGCTTTTCTGCCTTGCCACCATAGGCGGTTCCTGGGCAGTTCCCGCCGGTACGGTGACGCAACTTGTCACCTCGGTTCCCACGGGCATCTCCCTGTCAGTCAACAATCCCGAGCCCGGGACACCCGGCGTAGCCTCCGGGGAGACTGAGGCGAGCTTCAGAAGCCGGGTCCTCCAGGCCGGTCTAGCCGCCAGCCAAGGTATGAGTCGCTATCTTAAGACCCTGCTAGCGCAGGTTCCGGGGGTTCAGCCCCGTCTCATATCAGTTATCCAGGTGCCGAATAACGGCGGATGGGAGATCATCGTTGGTGGGGGCGATCCTTATGCGGTCGCGAATGCGATCTGGCGCGCGTTGTTCGACATCAACACCCTGGTCGGTTCGACTATTCATGTCCTCGGCGTCACCAACGCGAATCCGGGGGTAGTCACCACTGATCTGAATCACGGCTACGCGACTGGGCAGGTGGTCCAGATCGCGGGTGTAACCGGGATGACGGGTGTCAATGGTACGCGGACCATTACCGTTCTCACCGAGAAGACCTTCAGCATAGGTGTAGATACGACTAGCTCAGGGTCTTATGTGAGCGGAGGTGTGGTGACGCCGAATTTCCGCAACATCGCGGTCACCATCATTGACTACCCGGATCGTTACACCATCCCTTTCGTCAACCCGCCGCAGCAGACGGTGACGATAGCCTTGACATGGAACACGACCGCTACCAATGTCGTGTCCGACGCGGCGGTTCAACAACTCGGCGCTCAGGCCCTAGCGGACTATGTGAATGGGATAGCGGTGGGACAGCCCATCAACCTGTTCGAGCTTCAAACGGTCTTTCAGGAAGCTATCGCCAGCCTAGTTCCTCCGGCGCTTTTGACACGCATGGTCTTCTCGGTCAACATCAACGGCGTAGGAGTCTCACCGGAATCGGGGACCGGGATCATTGCGGGTGATCCTGAGTCATTCTTCCTGACTGCCCCAAATGATATAGCGATCACCCAGGGTTGATATGAACAGCGTCCTCTTCCCTGCCATCACAACGACGGTTCCTGTTGGAGGCACCGCTGTCCTTGCGATGATGGGGCCTCTCGCGGGAGGTCTTATCCTCAATCCCGCGTCAGCTTCGGATCAAGGGCTGGCGGTTCCTGAGAACCTTTATGTTGATCTGATAAACACGGCGGCGCCGGAGGAGACGGGCACCACCTTCGCGTTGGCCCCAGGGCAAGCCTTCTCGATCCCAGCGGGCTTTACCGGGAAGGTCTCGGTGAATGCCGCGACCTCGGGGCACCAGTTCTCGGCTTACGTGATTCACGGTCTTCAGCCGGTCATTCCGTTCAACGGTACATTCCCACCGAGCGGCCCGGCTTCGCTGTTGAACACTATCGGCTCATACCTGTACCAAGAGTACAGTGACGACGACGACCTTCAGGCCTTCGTCGCGGCCTATAACACGTCAGTCCAGGCCTATGTCGATTGGTTCAATCAGACCAACCTCCCGGTTTATACCGGGGCGTCGGTCTCGGGCTCGCTCCTCGATTGGGTGGCTACGGGTCTGTACGGATATCCTCGGCCGATTCTTCCTTCAGGTCATAGCCAGGACATCGGACCACTCAACACGTGGGCGCTGAACACCATCGTTCTCAATCGGCAGGAGATACTTGGACCGCCCGACTTCTTTGTGACCAGTGATGATATCTACAAGCGCTGTCTGACCTGGCATTTCGGGAAAGGCGACGGAAAGTATTTCAATATCCGCTGGTTGAAGCGCCGGGTGATGCGGTTCCTCACGGTCGAGAATGGCGAATGGGGAAATGTGGATCAGACATATCCCGTCTCGGTGACATTTGGAACGGGTAATCAGGTCAACATCAATCTCCAGGGCGTCTTCCGGGGCTCCCGCGGTGGTGCGATTATGAATTCAGGCGTGATGAACACGTTCTACCTCGATGAGTTTGACACTTTCTCAGTCAACATCCCCGTTAGCCCGCTGACGCCGATCTTTAAGGCGGCTGCGGACGCGGGCTGGCTTGAGCTCCCATTCCAATTCACATGGAACATTAACACAGAGGCTTAGGAACCATGGCCCAAATCCTTTTCGCGAATAACGCTAACACCACGCTCGCCGGGAGTATCAGCCCCACCGCGACTACCGCCAATCTCGCGGCCGGTACAGGCGTGTTATTCCCGGCGCCCGGCGCCGGGCAGTACTTCGTCGGCACATTCACCGACGCGGCCACCGGGCTCCTCCGTGAGATCGTTCACGTCACTAACGTGACGGGCGACACGATCACGATGGTGAGGGCGCAAGAAGGAACGACCGGGCTGAACTGGCTCGCCAATGATTTGTTTGCGGAGCTTTGGACTGCCGGACAGGCTGGGGCGCTCCTCCAGCAAGGTGATCTTCAGACCCAGGATGAGAACTATGCGGTGGATACGGGCTCGGCCAATGCCTATCTCGCCGCGCTCACCCCGGCGCTCACCGCCTATACCCCGGGCATGCCGGTCCGCGTCAAGATCGCGAACACCAACACCGGTCCCTCGACGCTGAACGTCAACGGTGTAAGTGCCGCGGCTATCCAGCTTCGGAGCGGCGCTCCGCTCGCGGGCGGTGAGCTCCGGGCCGGCTCAGTGTGCGAGTTCTTCTGGTCGGGTTCCGTGTGGCAAACTGATGGCGCTCTCGGCGTCTTGAGTAACGTTCCGCGGAGCATAGGCACCAACACGGTCCTCGCCGCGGCGGACGCTGGCCGGATCATCAACGCGACCGCCGCGTTGGCGCTGACGACTCCTTATTCAGCGACCGTTTGGCCTGGTTGGGGCTTTGCTTATATCGCGGCCGGAGGCGCAATCACGCTCACCCCGGCTATCGCGGACACAATCATAGTCAATGGTGTCGCACAAACGACGGGTGCGGCATACGTGATTCCGCAAGCCAATTGGGGCTTCGTTACGACCGACGGCGCTGGCAACATCTTCCTGACGGTTGGAAGCACGACCAACCTCAGCAATGTCGCCGTGCTTAACGTCGCGAATGCCTTTACCGTCGCGCAGGGCGGACCTTTCGGAGCGCTGACTGATGCCGCGCCCACCGCCTGGCCGGTGAACACGAAGCAGGTCGCGACCTGGACGATCACCGGCAACCACACGCTCTCCAATCCCACCGGGCTCTCGGCGGGTAAGACCTACATTCTCATCATTACCCAGGGCTCTGGTGGTAACCACGTGGCGACGTTCGGAACCGCCTATAAGTGGCCGCAGGGCGTGGCCCCGACGTTGTCCACTGTAGCGGGCGCGGTGGACATCCTCACCTTCGTCACGGACGGCACCAACATGTATGGTGTCGCGCAGTACGGGTTCGCCTGATGCTGACGTTTCCCAACTCCTTTTGGGGCACACAGGGGGCTCCGATCTTCCTTGGGCAAGTCGGTTTATTCGGCTCTGGCTCGGGGCAGAACTGCGTCCTGTCAACGATTGCGGACGCTCCGGCGGGTTCTACTATTGTCGTGTTTATGTCCCCGACGAACGCCATTACCACGACGACTATGGGAGCGGTGACCGATAGCGCAGGTAACAGTTACACCACAGACCA